GCTGTAGCTGGCCAACCGCCTGCTTGTTGAAAACGACGCCGGCCCTATCGGCCCTATTGAAGGCTGCGCCTCCCGCCGCTTTGAGTTCGGCAACGGTAGGCTGTGGAACCTTAGGATTGAATGCCCCGGCAACCTTGCTGACGCCTGCGCTGATCGCTTCACCGGCAAGATTGCCGAGGACGCCGCCTGCCGCGCCAATGGCCGTTCCTGCGCCGACATCCTGATCGTTGCCGGCAGCCGTCAAACCGCCATAGCCAGCACCTTCCGCGCCCATCAGGGCTGTTCTGGCTGCTAGGCCCTTCGCGCCCGTCAGTCCTGCCGTGCCGAACCTGCCGGCAAGCGTAGCACCCTTGCTCGCCGCCTTGAGAGGGACGGCAACCGCGCCGGCAATCTCTGCCGTCGTCGCAGCCCCGCCGGCTCGATTGCGCGCCGCTTGCGTCTGGTTACGAGCCGCCGCCAGTTCCTGGGCATAGGTCTTGTCGGTGAACGGAGCGCGCGCCGCAGCTACAGCTTTATCCCCGAAGCCGAAGGTAGCGCCGTTGGCGAATGTCTGGAGGATATCACTGCCAGCCACAAGCGGTTTCTGCCACGCCGGAAGCGCATCATACTGAGCGCGCTGCTTATCAGCGACGGGGTTGCCTTCCACGCCATTATCCATGCTGCGCGTGATGCCCGACATTTCGGACGCAGCCTGGTTGTAGGCATCGGATGGCTGCTGGCCGCCGCCCGCAACCTGCGGAAACTTGCTGGCGATCAGGCCCTTGATCTGTTCGGCCGGCATGTCGTCGGGGAAAGCGACGACCACGCCATCGGGCATGCGAACCTGAGGCATTTACTGCCCTCCGGGGAAATAGTCGCGGTAATCTACAACGCCGCCGGCCGGGGCCGCGCCACTCGGCATTGCCTGCGGCGCATTTGAAGTGCCGCCATAGGTCTGATTGTACGCCCCTTGCAACCGCTGCTTTGCTCCGCGCGTGAACTCAATGATCTTGTCGAGTTCGCGCTGAAAATCCTCGACCGACTGCGCCTGGTTTAGGGCAGCGAGATTGTTTTGCAGCAGCTCGTTTTCCTTGTCGGAAACCTGACCGAGCGCGCCGCCAGTCTTGGAAGCATCACGCATGGCTTGGAGGACGGTAAAGCTGACCTGCGACTTCAAGGTCTGGAGCTTTGATTGGACACCAGATGCCGCGCTGCCCGGATAGTTCGGGATCATGCCCATCACACCCGTGATGCGACTGAGCGCCGGATCATTCCTGATCTCGGTCGCGACGTTCTCCAGGCGATCAAGCCCGCTCACAGCCGAACCAAGCGCCATTTCCGCCTGTGGCTGGCCAAGGTTGCGCTCCCCTATACCCTTGCCCTCGGTCGTCCCGCGCCCGGTTTCATACGCCTTCGCATAGGGATCGTACGGCTGGAAACCTTCCGGCACCTGAGAACGCACCAACCGACCATCCTTCGTAGGCTGCACGAAAATCGTATTTCCTTGTTCATCCTTCATCATCTGAGGGACGAGGCCCGTTTCAGGCGCTGCATTCGGATCAGATGGAGGCGAAATCCACGACTGGTCCTGCTTGTTGAAAATCTTGCCGCCGACCGACAGGTACGGATCGGCCTGCTGTGCGAATCGCTGCTTGGCATAGGTCTGCCACGCCTGATCCATCGGCATACCGGACTCCACCATGGCGGCAAATTCCGGCGCGTTCTGGCGGAAATACTCCAGCGTCTTGTTCTGGCCGGCACGCTGGGCCTGTGCCGTTCCGTATGCACCCAGCGCATTGCCGAAATTGGCCATGTTGCCCTGCTGTCCCATGAGCGCCTGCGCCATCGGCATGGCGACTTCGGGCGAAAGCAGGGTTTGGAGGAAACTATTGGCCATTTGCCTGCCTCACTTCTTCGGAGCGTCCGGGATTTTGAACGGCTGGCTGTAATCCGGCAGTTTCATGGGCTGGTAGACCTGGCTGAGCAGCGCCATGATGTCGGGCTGCGACTGTCCGTAGCCTGCCGCCAGTTGGGCCGAGAGCGCGTCCAACTGCCCCGGCATCGAGCCGGGAACCGTGATCGTCGGCCTGTCCATGATCGTGGTTTTCGGCGTTTTCTTGCCACCGCCGCCAGATGATCCGCCCATGTCGTGCCTCTCAGATTTTCGGTTTGCTGGACGCAGAATTGCCCATACTCATCGCGCCCAGCCCCGCACCGGCTATATTGCTCAAGGTGTTGGATGGCCCCTGCGATCTTTGTGATTGAGTCCCGAAACTGCCAGCGCCCCCAGCCACGCTGTTGAGAGCGAGGATATTACTGAGCGGTGCGTTTGCCTGTTCGTTGGCAATGCGCAACTGATCGTTCAGGGCGCGGCCATACAGATCCTCGTTCATGCTGCCGACGCCCATCAGGTCGGTGATGGGAGCCTTCATACTGTCGTAGGCCGACGACATGTTGCCCTGCGCCTGCTGGCCGGCATTGAACAGCTGCGTTTGCGCCGCATCCCTGCGGTTCTGCCAGTCCTGAAACTGCCTGGCACCGAGGTCGCCCAGCTCCTGTGTCATGACGCCGGTATGCGTGCCCGAACCATACCGGCCAAGGCCGGCCGCATTCTGGTTGACCATGTTCTGCGTCTTGTCGAGCACCTGCTGAAAGCCGGGATCGGCGTTGATGTCGAAAGCGCCCGTCGCTGTGTTTCGGATGCCTTCCAAAGCCGTCTGCTGGTCCTGATTATAGCCGCCGCCATTGATGATGCCTTGCAACTGCCCGGAGAGGCCCTGCCCGCCCATGTTGTTCTGCGCGATGTTCTGCAACGCGCCCATGCCTTCGGTGGTCTGCTGGGCGTAGGGCACGACCGTGCTCATCGTGTTTGGCTGGACCAGCGCACCGTTCTTGTACAGGCTGAGCGCATCGCCCATGCCCTGCTTAAGAAGCGGTTCGGAAGCCTTGTAGGGCTGATTGCTGGTTGTCGTCGTGGTGCCGCTGCTACCGCCCATCGATAGGCTCCTCGTAAACCGCCCTGAGCACCCTGGCCCCCGGGAAAACCTTCTTCCAACCGACGCGCCCGTCCGACATGAGAGACGCCGCCCCGCACTGGATTGCCGTCTGCCTCACCTTTTCGTGGAGATCGGGCATCCAGTCGGACATGCCTTTGCCATAGAGTGCCAGGCATCGGAATTTCGGGCCGCTGCCCCATTGCTCGGGCCGCCATGCGGTTGCCGCGACGATTTCCCTGTCGTCATGCACCACGAACAGAAAGGCGTAGCCGGATCGGCACAGTTGCCACAGTTCGCCAACGGTCAGGTCGCCGCCAAACCGCGCCGACGCCCGCTGAAAGCCTTTCGTGACGCTGGGCCATATAGGGTCGACAAGATGCACCGGGACGAGAGTAACCCTCATGCCTGCGCCCTCTGACTTGCCAGGGTGTAGAGCGCTGTCACAGTGACCACACCAGCCTTTGCGGCCTGCGCCCTGATCTTCTTGGCTGCCGCCTTGGTATAAAGGACGATTGGCGCATCGAGCGCGACCGTCACCGTATCGTTGGCCGGAACCGATCGCTCGAAAATGGCATGATCGGCAACGCCGTCGTTCCACCACACAGTCACCAATTGCGCGGCCGTGTCCTGGTTGACAATGATAAGCCCCACAACCGTGGTGATGCCGCCCGTCGTGTCCACGGACAGTGCCAGCACGTCATTTATGGCCGTGTCAGGAAGCTTGAGCGATGCCGGTTGCTGGATATTGCCGGCGACGGGAACGACAATGCTCATCGCTGGCCCTCCCGGCGTGCTACGGCCTCAAGGCCCATGACGTGATCCCAATCGGTCCCGGCCGGGATATCCATCTGGAAGGCATGGAGCAGGCCCGAAGATCGGAAATGGCAAATCCCGGTTGTCCCATATGGCGAAACGGCGCTGCCGGTCGTCCTTGGCCCTCCATGCCGGTCGGAAGTGACCACCCGCAGCGTGAAGGCCGGAGAATCCGTGTAGACCCTCGCCTGTTGCAGAAAGGATCGAGCGCCGGGATTGAGTTCCACGTCAGCCGTGACCAGCCTTGCGGCCCTCGGAAGGCCCGTGAAGAAGCCGAGACGATTGCTGGTATCGAATGCCGCGAACCGCTGCGCGCCGCCCGACAGGATCGCGCTATCCCATGGAACGTCGGCGCTGTCCCAATCCGGAAACAGCGCATCCATGCCGTCCCACGTGATGCCGGGAGTGGCGATAACCCCCATTTCCGACACATTGCTGTCCGCGAGGCACCAGCGGTCCAACTGCCAGTGATAGCCAAGGAGATACTTTCTCCCCGTCGCGTCCTGGAACTGCCACCATGCGATTTTGCGGAATGGATCGGGGAAGCCCCGAACCTCCCGGATATACTGGCTGTCGATCAGGTCCTGAAACCACATATCGACGCGCTCCGCGCCGATTGGCGTCCCCTCCACGTTCATGAAGAAGCCGTCCTGCGCGAGGTAGCAGAACACGCCCGGCCCGATTGGAACAACCGAGAGAGGGGCGACCACGCCCCGTGACGGGTTGATAACCCGTGTCGTGAATGAGTAATCCCCGCCAGACGTAAGAGCCACTTCGGTAAAGGCGGTCCGATGCGACAGGATTGCGCCCCGCTCGCCGCCCTGGATGTTCATGATTTCCTCGCCGTCCGCGAAGTCCTGCAAGTCGCAACCGCGTTGGCCGAGGGTCCAGAAACTGGCGTCACCAATCCCGGACAGCATGAAGCGGTTCGGATGCCCGCTGAGATACCCGAGGGCCAGATATTCGCCCACGGTCGCAAGATAGCGCGCTACAGGCGGGGAGCCTGGCAGATCGGCAAAGGCCGTTCCCGTGTCGATGTCGATGTACTGGATCGGCCCGCCGAGATTGCAGACAATGAGCAACTGGCCATATTTGGTCGCGCTCCAGCGGTCGCCGGCTGGACATGCGTATGGAGCCGAAGGCCCTGACACGTCTCCCCATGAATAGTCCGTCCCGCTCAGTTCATAGATCGCCGTCGCGGTCGCGGCGAAGGTCCGATACGTGCCATCCTGCTTTCTGACCGACCATCCGCCCATGGCCCCGGACGGCAGGGCTTGCGACAAGGGTACGAGATCAGGCAGCGGCCCCCAGCCATCCTTGACCGGAATAGCGTTGACCAATGATGTCGAAGCATCGAGCGCGTATTTGGTGCGATCCGGCTCGAATGGGGCGAACTGGATCACGCGAAATCCCACCCATGGCGGCGCTGGCTGATCGATGACAAGGCAGGATCAACCATCAACTCGCCACGCTTTTTCTGTGCGATGGCGCTGCGAATGGATGGGATCGTATCGTCCAGCACGGCCTTGAACGATGCGGCATAGTTGCCATCCTGCGTGAATACGCCGCCCCACATGAGTGAGGCCGCGAGATACACGTCGGGATGCTCGGAAAGCAGCCAGTTCGTCGCGGCGCTATCGGAAAGGGTGAATTTCTGCTTGTAGCGAAAGCGAAAATCGTAGGCCTGATCGCACGGGCGGTTGAAACCGATGCTGTCGCCGTCAATAGTCCAAATGGCTGGTTTGCCGATGCTGTCGAGATGCGGAAACGTGCCCTCCGCCCTCGGCAAAAGCCGCAATTCGCCGCCCGTATCCTTGAGATAGAGCGCAATCGGCTCGACCATGGCCAGCGACGAAATATCGATGGCTCGGGAGCCGAGAACACCGGTTAGGGATGCGTCAACCTCAACCGGGTTGAGTTCGCGGTTTAGCCACGCCTCAGCCAGGGAGATGAAATCCGTCGCGTTGCCGAGCACGTCAGCGCGGGCCATCCAGTCGGATACGGCCTGCTGCAACTCGGTGTAGTTGGTGATCGCCATGTCTCACCCTCGCGCAAAATGAAAGGGGCCAGCCGAAGCCAGCCCCCTTATCGTTGTTACGCCGCGCCCGAATGACGGATAGCGAGGCGAGGATCGATGGTCTTGGCACCGAACAGGATATCGCAGCGCCAGGCCGACTTGTCGTTCGTGCCGTCGTACACCGGGATGATGCGCACGCTGGTGCCCTTGTAGGACTGCCGCGACACGTCCACCGCGCCGGGAGGCGAAACCAGAGGCACCATCGCCAGCGCGAACGCATTGCGATGGAACATCAGGTTCTGGCGGTAGTTCGCGCCGCCCGTACCCATGACGGTGATCGCCGCGTTGTCTGCCGGCGCAGCGGATGCGTTCTGGAACGCTCCGCTGGTGATGATGGCCGGCCTGATCGTCAGCGCGGCAGGCCCCGTCGACGCCCCGGAGTCCGCATCGGCAGTCACGGTGAACTGCTTGAGGAACGGCAGCACCGCCTTCGTCACCGGGTTGACGGCGTAGACGCCGGCAATGGTGAACACGTCACCCTTTTTCAGAATGCCGGTGGTGGAGTTGGTCCAGCCATCGGTATTCAGCGTCTGAGTGTTCGTGTCCTTGACATCGGCGTAGGCCGAGGTCTGATTGGCGCCGTTCACCAGAGGCGTACCGGTGGCAACGCCCACGGTATGCGTGCGGATGTTCTGCGACATGTTGGTATCGACGCCGCCGATCATGCCAAGGCTACCGGACCGATAGGCGTCCTTGGCCGCTGCCTGAATGTAGAGGGAGGTCTGAGAGCCGAGCATGCCAGCCTCGTCCGCAGGTGACAGGACAGAAGACAGGCTGTCGGTCGGGACCGCCATTTCCATCAGGCGCTCCTTGCCGGCATAGAAGTCCGAGAAGGAGTTGATGACCTGGCCAGGCGTGCCGACCCAATTGGGCACATCGGCATAGAGGCCGGTCAGATAGGTGTCGACCGAGTTGGCAAGCTGGACCATGGCCGGCTTGATGACGCGTTCGGACAGTTCACCGATCTTGAGGGTCAGGTCCTGCGACGTGAACTCGAAATCGACGCCACGACGCTGATCGACTTTGAGGCTGGTCTTGCCTTCCGTCACGTCCTGCACCGCCATGGTGGCATTGGTGCGGACGGTGAAGTCAGTCGGCTTGCGGATCGAGATCGTTTCGCCCACGGTGTAGCCGTTGATCTTCTTGTCGAACTCGTTCTCGTAGCCGCGAAATACCTTCTTGGCCATGACGAGTTCGTTGTCGAGGATCATCACCGCTTCCTTGGCGATGATGTCCGCAGTCAGGGTAGTGTTTGCCATGATAGGCTCCATCGGGCGGCCGCAGCCGCGCTGGGACTGGACGTCATCCGACGTTCAATCTGTGGTTGGGGTTAGTTGCCCCTGCCCGCCTTTCGTGCCGCCGCGTATTCTTCCATCGACATTTCACCGAGGGACTTGCGGGCGGCCGGCGTCGAGCGACCGCCGACAACCTGCAAGGGTGCCGGTTTCGCCGTCTGCTTGGCTGCGGGGGCTGGCTTGGAAAGGGTCTGTTGGCCGATCCGGGCGAGATAGATCATCTCGTACATCAGCGGATTCATCAGGCTCTGCATCTGCTCTCTGGTCACACCCTTGGAGAGCGCAAAGTCGATCACCTGCTTGTCGGTTTCAGGCGTCCAGCCCTTGAGATTGGCTTTCACGTAGTCGGACGTTTCCTGCATGCGCTTGGCAATTTCTTGCTGCGCCTCGGCAGTACGCTTTCCTTCGTGGTCCTGGATGGCAGCCTCCAGGTTGGCTTTCTGGCCGCGCAGATGCTGGGCGTAGTTCCACGCCTCATCCGCCGCCAAGGGGTCGCTCAAGCGAGCCTGCTGGTACGCTGACCAATCGAACTCCTTGAAGCGCTCCAACTCCTTCGTGATCGTGCGAAGGTCCGCTCGTGCATCGAGATATTCGTCACTTGCCGCGAATTGCTGGTTCAGGCGCTCGGCGCGCTGCTCCAGTTCCTTGCGAGTGGCCGCAACCTCTTGCGTTTTCTTCGTGTAATCGGCCTGCATCATGAGGCCGTCCTTGAGGCCTTTCGGCCCCTTTACCTTCTTCCCGTTCCAGTCGAATTCCTCGAATTCTTCTTCTTCGGGTTGAGGTTCTTCCTCGACTTCCGGCTCGTTGCCGGCGTCATCGAGGTTTACTGGCTGCTCAGCTTCCACTTCCGGATCGTTTGCAGGGGTTTCCTGTTCGATTTCGGCAATGGTTTCCTGTTCGCCGTCCATGTGCGCACTTCCTTTCGAGATTGGTGCTGTTTGCGCCGTTACGTGGCGCGTCCGATTGCAGCGATGCTGCTAATAGAGAGCCACGATGTTGGTGGCCGTGGTGTTGGTGCTCATGACGCGCCGGGTACGGACCGGAAGGATAGTCCCAGCCAGCGCGCCTTTGATCGTCACGGCGCTGGAGTCTCGGTCGGCAATGACGGCAACATCACCGTCACCGCCTACCCACAAGGCCCGGCAGGTGCCGGCGGGCAGGTCGAGCGTGTCAGACGGCGTGACGGCGCGAAGCTGCGCTGCGCCTCGATCTTCGACGGGATTGGCCATTGCTATTCCCTCATTCCGTTGGGCTTGGGTGCCGGCGCGGGCCGCGATGCGAGGGCTGCGGCATTCAGTTGCGCCTTGTAGGCTTCGATTTCCTTCTGAGCGTCGATCTTGATGCGCTCGATTTCCATCTCGGCCTGAATTTTCATGACCGCGATCTGCTTGTCCGCCTCGATCTTGGCGGCGGCCTGCCGCTGATCGGCCTGCAACTTGGCTGCGCTGGCCTGCTGATCGCTCTTGAGGTTCTGGATTTCCTCGGCCTGCTGTTGCAGCTTCTGCTTGCCTTCCTCAATCTGCTTCTGGACCCCGGGAGGCACTTGGCCGGATGCGATCTGCTCCATCTTCTCGGCAATTTCGTCGGCACCGGGCCAATCGAGGTTCTTTGCCAGTTCCGGCCCGACAATCGGAGCGGCCTGCGGAAAGGCACGGATCATCTCCGTCATCTGCGCCGCCGCTTCCTCGCGCTGCGTCGTGTAGCTGGGGCCGGTAGAGACGGTCAGATCGTATTTGCCGGCCGTCAAGTCGTGCAGAGCCATGATCGGCTCAAGGAGAGGATTGCCTGCATCGTCCTGCACTGGCTGGCCGTCCAGCCCCATGACCGGCTGCTGCATGGGCTGGCCGGTCTTGGGATCGCGTACCTGATAGGGTTTGTTGACCTGCTTGGCCTCCTGCGACCCATCCTCGCCGATCACCCGGACGATCCGCTCCGCGCTGTAGACGTGCGGGATCATGTCGATCAGGATGCGGCCTGTATGACGGATTGCGCGAGCCATGTTGTCGACAAAATGGAACGTCGAAACGTCGCCCTCGCGCTGACGGGCCATGATGGCCTTGCCGCTGGTTTCGTTCGACCGCGCCCCGAGAGAGGCATCGTACATGCCGACAATGGCCTTGATGTCGTCGGAAGCGTTGAGGGCTTCCTGCAAGGCCCCGGCAGCCACGCCAGTGTCCATCGGCTGACGCTGCGGGGGAGGCTGGCCGGCAACAGGGTCGTACTCCAGGTACGAATGATTACGCGTGTTGGCAGTCATCCATCGTTCTATGTCGCTGTCGAACGTGCCTTTCGGCCCGATGAACGGAACACGCGGCGCAAGCGCAACGAGTTCCACTCCCGCAGTCCTCCAATAGTTGAACGACCGCTGCGCATCCTTGGCGTTGTGGATCAGCGAACGGAAATACCGCTTGCCCTGAATGTCGAACTCATCGCCGTAGACAGGGACAATCGGAATATACCGGCCCGCCCACGGTTCCGACTTGAGAATTTCCGCACCGGTCATGATGTGCTGCGTGACCTGGTGCGTTTTGGTCATGCGCTCCTGGCGGAACTCAAGGAACTGCTGGACCCTCTGGAAATCCTCATCCTCGGCAATCTGGTCCTCGCCGTAGACATGCATGGAGCCGTCGCGGATATCGGCAAAGAGAAGGATTTTCCGGTCCTTTTCCTCCCGCTTCCACCATTCTGCGACCATTACCTCGTTTTCGGTGCGCCACGGCTCTCCGGCACTCGACCATGAGGTATCGTCCCAATCGACCTTTGCCTTGTCGCCGTATTGGGCCTCGAAATCGGCCTTGGTCAGGCGGTCAACGACAAAGGCGCTGTCCCAGTCCGACGAATCCGCCTCGGTCGAATGAGGGTCGCCGTAGACCGAGAACGGGTTGAGCACCCGCTTGATCTTGAGGTCCATGTCGAAGCTGTCGTCAAAGGCATAGTCCAGCCCGACACGCCAGTATCCAAAACCACAGGTGACGGCGCATTCCACGCCAGTGTCATAGGCCACGTCAGCCGAGGATGCATATTCGATATTGCGGATCAGGCCATTGATGACCTCGGCCGTCTCAGGATCAGCCCCGCTGTCGGCAGGGTGCACCTTGATCGATGGCTTGTTCTGGCGCGCGTCATTCACAACCTGGCGGATGAAGGCAGGCAGCTTGTTGATCGTCAGGCACGGACGCCGATTACGTTGACGCGCGCTAACGTCAGCTTCGAGCCATTGCTCGCTCAAACGGGCAAAGCGAACGTCGTCGAGCGCCGTCTGCCGGTTTTCGTCCGATGCATCGGCGGACGCGGCAAACGCGTCCTTGGCCTCTTTCAGGAGATCGTCAGGCATCAATGCCCGCCATTGTCTCGCGAATGGCCTTGCGTATCTCGCGAATGGACATAGATGGACTGAGCGTCAGGCTCACCGATCCATCCCGAAAGTCGATCTTTTGCAGGAATCGACGGCGACCGTTAAAGGCAGCGGCTGCGTTCTCGTAAACGACCCCAACGGCCGTGATAATGTTTCGGACCAATTCCTCCTGAGAAAAGTCATCGGGAAGCTTAATATCCACGCCAACCTGTGCAGGTTTCTCCATCAACCCATCCTTTTCCATCAACCCATCCAGCTTCCTGCGCCGTACGCGACCGGCTTTGGCCTTGGCCGCGCTTCATGCACCGGCTCGGCAAAGGTCAGGGCAACCGCGTCCCATTCGTCAGGGGAGCGCAGGCCGCGTTTGCGAATATCGTCTTTGCTTTCGAGCACCACGCGGCTTAGGCTGTCGTATTTGTAGCCCGGAGCGCAGGCATCGACCTGTAGAGCGTCAGAGTCCGGGATGCTCACGCCACCCGGCTCATCGAGCCAGTCTTTGGACTTGCCCCACATTTCGGCGCGCCGATTGGCATACCCGCCTTTCGGCCTACCCATCTCATCGAGCGGTTGAGGCTCCAGCGGTGCTGAGCCGAAGTTGATGGCCCGGACAATCTCGCCGTATCCCATCTCAACCAGCCGGTCATAAACGCCAGCACCAACGCCGCCCACGTCGATGAACATGCGCGCCGGCTTCTCGGCGTCGATAACCTGCTTGGCCCAGCCCGCCCCAGCCATCGTGTCGAGCTTGTGTCGGCTCTCGACCTTCTCGACTTTCCGACCGCGCCGGAATGCCATGGAATGTCTGTCTGCCCCCTTCCACGCCGGATCATATCCAATGACCAACGGTCCCGATGCTTCGACCTCAGCCTTGCGGGCTTTCAACACCCGCTCGGCCGGGATAAAGCTATCATGGCCCGTCATTTGGAAAGCCTCGGCCGCTGTTGCCGGATATTCCTGCTTGAACAGCATCGGGTCTTTCAGTTCGGCAATCTTGTTTCGCCGCCAGACGATTTGCTCAATGTCGAGACGATGCGCATCCATGTAGGCGTTTTCTTCCTCGTCCATCTCAAAGCCAGCCGGTGCGGCGCGTCGATATTCCGGCTGCCAGAACCACGGGATGAAGATGGCCTGATAGTCGCCTACCCCCTGCTCTGCCTGTTGCCAGCGCTCATGAAACTCACCGCCCATGCCGTTTGCGGTGCTCTCCAGAATGATCTCCGTGCCAGGCAAATCCGGGATAGCTTGCACAACACCAGCGAAATGCGTCGGCGCATTCGGCCAAAACGCGACCTCCGAGCCGTGGAACAGTTGCACCGTCTGTGATCGGCCTGTTGCCTTCGCCCCCGCAGTACCAACCGCATAGCCGCTTTCGAGCCGGTCGAAGTACAACTCCTTGGCGTTTGCAGCACCGGTCGATGGCTTCACAAGCGCGGGGCAATGCTGGTGATAGCGATCCACCATCCCGAACAAGTTGTTCGTGGCGTCCTGTTCATGAGTAAGGATAAAGCAACGGAGGCCGCGATTATGTGTGACGCGGTGATAGAAACGCCCGCCGACATAGGTTGATATGCCCTGCTGCCGCCCCTTAAGGACAAGGGCGCGAACCTTTCCGGTTTCTGCTTTCTGCGCTTCAAGGCGCGAGTGCAGGTAGATTTGTGCCTCATTCAGGCTGAGCGGCGCTATCGTGCCATCTTTGGCGCGGATGCGCAGGCATTTCTCGGCATAGTGCGAAAAGTCGCTCTTGAGACGCTGGCGGATCGCGCGCTCACGATCATTCAAGCTCACCTAGCGCGTCCTCATGGGAAATCGCCACTGTCGCATCCATGGTCACCGCGGAAAGGTCGGGCAATGTCTTGCGCAGCAGAATATTTGCGGCATTGACCTGCTGCGGCGACATGTCGATCTCGCCTTTCACCAACTTCTCCAAACGGTTGATGATCTGACTGGTCTGGATTTTTGCTCGAGTGCGCTCATCGTGAGCAGGGTTGAGGCGTACACCTCGTGCCATGGCAATTCCTTTCGGATTGTTGCCGAGAATATTGCGGCTCGCGATCCATTGGCCCCATGCCAAACCGCTTTCGCAGCCCGTCCCGGACCGCTCATGGATCGCTATGCAAGGCTACTGCCGCTTCACCTTGAAAAGGCGGGACGGATGAAATTCGATTGCTGCGGCTTCTGGCTTAGCCATGGTGCCACCGGACAAAACCAATAGCGTCCATCTTTTGCCGCGCCATGATCTTCTCGCCGTTGGCGTCCACGATGCCGATGTCGATCAACTCGCGATCCTCGTAGACCGTGCGGGCCAGATAGTTCTCCCCGTCAACGTTCTCGTCTATGTCACCGAGACGATGCACCCGGACATACTCTCGCTCAGCCATGGGAACCTCTTGGGTTAGGCGATTGTGCGCCGCAGCACATTGTTTTCACCAATTGGGGTTATATTCTGGGTTATTTTCCAGTATATTATGCACTGTTTAATGCAGAGGATTGGAGGTATACGAATGTATTTATATGTCATAGGAGGGGAAAATGGGCCGTACAAAATTGGCGTTTCTGCCGCGCCGTACCAACGGTTAAAGCAACTGCAGACTGGCAACCCGACGGTTCTAAGTTGCCTACTACTCGTAAAAGACGATTGTGCTCCGCGCTATGAAAGAGCGCTCCACAGATCCTTTCGGGAATTTTCTCTTTCTGGTGAATGGTTCGACTTACCCATCGCCGACATAAAAAGCGCCCTCAAGGATATGGACGCTGAAATCGAGACCCTGGCACCGAGAAAGAAGATACCCGACCCCTTACCGGAAGCAGAAGTTTCACGACTCATAATGGGAGACTGCGATCCCGACTTGTTCAGACAATGGAGAGCGTCTTTGGGTTTGAGCAGGATAGGCGCCGCAGAAGAGCTTGGGATGGGCCGGAATCAACCGCAGCGTTACGAAGATGGGCAGCCAATCCCAAAGTATGTTGCTATGGCGATGGCCAGCTTTTTCTTAAAAAACTCCACATGCTGACAAAAAAGGCTTGCACTAATTGGTGCATTGTGCGATAAACGGTCATCAACAAGACGTTGATACCGCGCCTCGGGCTTTCAGGGGCTGAGTACCGAAAATGACCACCCTCACCGAAATCAAGACCGAAGCCGAGAAGTTCGAGGGCGTCTTTAGGGCCTCGGTCTGGAATGATCGTCGCGTCTACATCAACTTCGCCGGCGCTGATCGCTCCTTCGCCGGGTGCCGCAATCTCAAGGTCTACTACGACGCGCAGACCGGCTGGGAATTCCAGGGCGACAAGGGGAACTTCCCGTCCGATTTCATCCGCAACGCCCGCGCCTTTGCCGAGCATGTAGGCCTGCGCAATTCGCGCGGCGGCTCACCTTTTTGATCAGGAGGATAAAATGACAAATCATCCAAGCCGCAGCAAGGTCCGCTATTTTAAGGTTTCCCCTCGCGGCTTTGCCAACGATATCGTCTATTTCCGCGTCCCGCTCGATAAGGTCGAGGAAGTCAACAAGGCCTTCGAAAACTACGAGGACGATCTTGAGCGCGGCGGGTACTGCAACTGGACTGATGACAGCCGCGCCAGGATGCCTGGGGTAGCGATCGATTGGGCTGACAGAGACTACGTAGGATATTAATGACCGCCGACGACTTTATCGCATGGCGCAATCGCCTTGGCCTCAACCGCACCCAAGCGGCTGAGGTTCTTGGTCTTGGGCGAAACCAACCACAACGCTATGAGGAAGGACAGCCTATCCCACTCTACATCGCCCTAGCTTGCGCTGCCATTGCTCGCGGCATTCAGCCTTGGCCGGACTAGTCTCGCATTGGTGTTGCCGTCATGGACGGCGAATGAATGGGACGGGAGCGGTTTGGTGCCTAGCGGTCAGCCGCCGGTAACCCTCTCGCGCCGTCCCAACTCTATCCGCTCTCGCGGAAACTGAATCGAAAAGGCCGCCGAAGCAGCCAACCACCAGGCACAGCTTCGCCCGACGCCATTTGAGATTATGGCATCAAGCCGGGCCTCTGGCCCCGTCGCTCGTATCTCAGGACCACAATTTTAGACGCGAAGCGTCTAATGTCAAGATGCGGCCTTCAAAAACTCAAACGGAACGGTGATCGTCTCCGTCGCCGCTTCGAGGCTGCTGAGCAAGACTCGCACCTGATCCTGATCTTCCCAAGCCTGCACTGTCGCGTCGTGACCGGCCTTGTCGCCCCATATCAACTTCACGTCTCGGCCAGGGAATAGCTTCTTGCGAGCGCCCTTAATGACGCCCTTGCGCTTTTCGCGCTCGATGCGCTCGCCCGCCTTGGAGAGGCTGTCTACCTTGGCTTGCGCTACCGCCCGGTTGTTCTGCTCGTACATGCGCAGCCGGAACAGGTCCAAGGTGCTGATCGCGAACGGCTTGCCGCAGTTTTTGACCACGCCACGAATTCCCGGGACATCATAGAGACGCAGCCAGTCCTCGTCGGCAACGTCCACGAACATGTAGCCCTTGAGCAAGGCGAAGCGGCGCAACTCATACATGCCTGCCTTCTGGCGCTTGCGAACCGCGACGAATTCGGCCGGCATGAAATAGGTGAAGCCGGCGTCGGCCAGAGCCAACTCGACCGCTGAGTGATCGGACGCCACACCGGAAACGACACGATAGCCCTTCTTGCCGCCGACAGGCCGTCCGTCCTCGTTCTCGGTTTCCGTCCAGTATTCGCGCTTTGGCTGTTGCGCGCCGGGGAGCGTCCTCACCGCGTACCAGGTCATGCGTGCCCTCGCTTCATATTGCAAATGTCTCCGGGTGATTTAGACTGCCGCTGTCGCCCAATTTCTCGGGCGAGGATCGAAACCTCGTTGCCTGCCTTAGTTGCCGCAAAAGGCGATGCAGCCCATGTTTCCGACAGCCAAAGCCGCGAACATGGATATCCAGAAAATCGCCCAAACCTTGTGCTCGCTCGTCATCATCCCGTCCTCATTTTCCGCTGCGGATGGCGG